GGCCAGCCCGGCCATGCCGCCCGCGTTGTTGGCCAGGTCGAGCAGGTCCCTCAGGAGCGGCGGCACTAGGCACCCGCCTCCCCGGTGGCGACGGCGGTGTCAGCCCGTGCAGGGTCCGCTATCGAGGTCAGCACGGAGGCGATGACGGCCAGGGCGACCGTGGACGCCACAGCCGGCCAGGGCACGTCCCCTACCAGGGTCGCTGTCCCGATGCTGGCCAGGCAGGTCTGCGCGGCGGTCTTGGCGGCCCGCTCGCACACGCCCAGCCACCAGGTGCGGCGCGTGTACGGGCTGGGTGCGGCGTGACGTACAGGGGCAGGCATGACGGTGGTCCTCTCAGTGGTGACGTGGTGCGGGTCAGGGGTGGACGGCCAGGCCCTTGGACCCGGCCCAGGAGTGGTTGAGCGTGATCTGGACGGCCCGGTAGGTCTCGGTGTCCCACACCCCGGTCAGGGGCACCTTGTGGCCCTCGGGGATGCCGGACTGGTTCCACCACGCCTGGAAGGCGCGGATGGTCTTGGGGCCGTCGACCCCGTCCACGACCAGGTGGTCCTCGCCGGTAGCGGCCCGCATCTTGTAGGTGTCCAGCTGCCAGGTCAGGGCGTACTGGAGCGCCCGCACCACCTGGGACCAGGGCGCGGTAGCGGCCGTGCCCAGGACCTGGCGGACACGGGCACCGGTGGCAGGCCCCCACTGCCCGTCCACGGCCAGGGGGTAGAGCACCAGACCGCCCGCCGGCTTGGCTGGTGCCCCGCCCGCGAGGGCGCGGGCGCGGGCGTCCAGGTCGGCCAGGCGCGCGTACCAGCGGCCCGGGCAGGCGGTGGACATGTGGTCACGGTGACCGACCAGGGGCAGGGGACCGTGCTCGGAGCGGATCGCGGCGACCAGCCCCGCCACGGTCTCAAGGTCGGCGTCGCTCATCTCCGGGCGGCACTCGATCCCGATGCCCCTAGGGTTGCCGGAGGGGCCTGCGTGCCAGGCCCGGTCCCGGTCCGACACCAGCTGCGTGACCCGCCCGGCGGACGCGACGTAGTGGGCGGACGCGCCGTGGTTGGAGGACCTGCACAGGTAGTCCACGACTCCCTGGTGGGTCTGGCCGTCGGCCCCCCAGTGGTGGATGACGACCTGGTTGGGGGCACCAGCCGGACGGCCAGCACTGAAATTAGGTGACTGCCTCACGTCGGTGACGGCGGTGTTGGGGACGATCTTGGTCACGGTCTCCTCCTGGGTGCGGGTATGGCAAGAGCCCCGCACCGGTGTGGTGACGGGGCTCGGGTGGGTCGTGTGTGTAGGTGTCAGGCGAGGGTCCACAGGGCGGGAGTATTGGGGGGCTCCCAGCCGGTCTGTGAGGTGTGGGGCTGGATGCACCGGTAGGTCTGGCCACTGTGGGTGACGAGTGCGTCTGCCTCGTACTTGGTACCGGGTTCCCAGGGGTCGGCCGTGGCCACGTCCTCTGGGGCGGCGTGACGCCATCCCATCGGGTAGTCGGCTGGGCCTGCGGTGTGCGGCGACAGCCATGCACCGGACGCATTGACCCACTCGACTCCCTTGACGGTGAGGTGCTCGCCTGGGCCGATGACGGCGGTGGTGTCCATGTCGGACACGTCTGGGACGGTGTCCGGGACGATGACGGCGGCGGCGTAGTCGGCTGCTGCCTGCTCGGCGGTGGCACGGGCCGTGGCCATGGTGGTGCGTCGCATGGCCTCCGCTGACATCAGCGGCCACGCCTGGGCCCACTGCTCGTCGGTCATGGCGCGGAGCTGGTCCTCGGTGATCATCTCACTCTTCCTATCTGACTGTGTGCTGGGGTCGTGCGGGCGTGCTGCATGACGGGGAGTCTCTAGCTGCCGATGGCGAGCCACAGGAAGCTGTGCGCCCGGGTCTCCTTCTCGCCGATGTACATGACGCGGAAGCCGTCGCGGCCCGCCTGGTCCAGGTGGGGCGGGTTCCAGTCGGTCATCGTCCATCCCCCGCCGCCGTTGTTGTAGAACGGGGTGACCTGCACCGTCATGACCCGGTTGGGGAAGGGCTTGGAGAAGTAGGTCGTCGGCATGTAGCCGTTGCCGAACTTGTGGTCCTTGGTGTAGGCGGACACGGTCCCGGTCTTGATGATCAGCTGCTGGTCCGTGATGACCCCGCCGGAGTTGATCGGCGACCAGCCGGAGGCACCCTCGAACGTCACCTCGAAAAGAGGTGTGAGTGAGTACCGGCCGGAGGAGTCCTTGGACCCGTCAGCGCGCCAGATACGCCCCTGCACGTCCCCGTACCAGGGCATGGTCGACGTCGGGGCCGCTCCGTGCAGGGAGACAGCGCGGGAGATCGCTGCCCTCATCGCGTCCTGGGAGTCGTAGCGGACGATCGTGCCCATGGAGTCCAGGGACTCAGGCCACGTGGACAGCAGGCTGTCGCCTGCCTCAGGGACACGGTTCCCCTTCACGGTGCTGCGCATGCTACTCCTTGTCTCGTGTGTCGGTCTCGGAGGGGGGCGCCACGGCTGGGCCCGTTCCCTTGGGCCTGGTCAGGGCGTCCTCCACCGCGTAGGTGAGGTCACTCCACGGGATCACGACCTCCTCGCCGTCCAGGTCGGTGACGCTCACTCCCGCCAGGGTGAGCGTGACCTCCTGCCCGCCAGGACCTGCCAGGGACACGGCCGGAGGGGCAGGCTCGACAGGGGCCGCGTGCGAGGCGCGCCCGTCAGCAGCGAGGACGACGTTCACCCGCCCGCCAAGGCGAGCCCCGGCCCCCACTGTCACCACCACCTCGCTCGTCGGGCTGTCCGCCGGTATCGCGACGCGCGCCCTGTCCGCCGGGAGCCCCGGCTCGGTCTGTGGCAGAGCGGTCACGACACCGATCACGCTGCCCGGCAGGCCGGTGCCCGGCGAGGGCGCAGGAGCGCCTGCGTCCAGGAAGATGCTCATCCTTCTACCTCTCGTCTCCTAGTAGGTCGATGTCGACTCTCATGCCGCCGTCGAGGTCGCACAGCGGCATGCTCACGGCCCTCACCCGGCCGGTGACGGTCTCGTCACCGTCGTAGGCGGTCACGATGTCGCCGAGCTCCACGCGGGGGTCCAGCACCGTCGTGAGAGTGCGTGACGACAGTGCTGTCGGCGCCAGCGCCACAGGCTCGACAGCGGCCCACACACTGCCCTCACCGACCTCGCGGTGGTCGGTGACCCACCCGTACGCGTCAGGCTCGAACGGCGGGTCGGTCCGTGTCCTCTCCGCCAGCCGTCCGTCGGCCCCGTCCCCGCTGGTGGCGCGCCACCGGTTCGGTGGGCGGGTCTCCGACGCCTGGGCGGGACTCAGGGACAGCAGCAGGCCGTTACCCCTCAGCCCGCCGGGAAGGCTCGCGGGCTCACAGATGAGACCGCCTGCTGCCCCGCGCACCGGGTAGACGTGCAGGGCACCGTCGGCCCCCGCCCTGACGGCGGCACCGTGCGCGGCAGCCAGGTCCCGGATCGCCTCGGTGCGAGACCGCCCCCACTGGGTCCCAGCAGCCACCGCGCGGTCCTCCACGCCCTCGTCCAGGACCACGGGCAGCGGCGAGGCCAGGCCCTCAAGCGTGGAGCGCAGCGTCGCACCGGCAGCCGGGGAGCCGGGCCACGCGAGCGGGTCCTCCTCAAGAACCTGGAAAAGACCTTTAGCGATGACCTCAACGCTCCCGTCTCGCACCTGCCAGGACGTGTGCAGCCACACCCCCAGAGGAACCTCCCACTCACGCCCTGACGGCGAGCGGAGGACGACGGTCACCAGGGACCGCTGCCCGTAGACGTTCAGCGCGTCCAGCGGCTCGCGCGGAGCCCACTGGCAGGGGGCCTTGTACGTCAGGACACCCTGCACGGTCCTCTCCGTGCTCCACTCCGCCTTCACGTCGGACACGGGCACGTCTGAGGCGATCACGACCCCGCCACGCAGGACGTCCACACGCACCCCGACCATGAGCGGGGCGCTCATCTCGGCGGTTGACGGCCCCGGCCTCATGACGGCATCCCCGCCACCATGCGGCACACGTCCAGGTAGGACCGGTCCCGCCACGCGTGGTCCAGACCCTCCCACTCACCCCACGTCACCACAGGGGCGCCCGTCGCGCTGTCGGGGCTCGTCACCATCGGTGAGGTCAGGGGCACCTCAGTCCACCGGACGGACCACTCCAGGACGCCGTCGCCGCTGATCCGCTTACGTCCCACCGAGTCGATGGTCACCACGCGTGCGGGGACCGCGACGGTAGGGGCGGCAGTCATGATGATGAGAGGTCCTGGGGTCGTGAGCAGGTCCCACACCTCGCGCTCACGCCCAGGCTCCCACAGGACGAAGGTCCCTCCTCCCTCGATCGGGGGGTCCTCCAGCGGCCAGCGCGCCACGGACGCTGAGAAGCGAGCGACGCCCGACTTCCAGTCCCGCCCGTCCCCGTCCGCGTCCCACGACAGGCCAGGTACGGTACGCCCGTCCAGCCGCGACACCATGCCACGCCACCAGTCCTCGCCACCACCAGGGACCGGGCGCGTCATCTCGACCCGACGACCATCGGGCAGCAGGTAGGTGACCGGCACCCCCGGCGCAGCCAGCGGGTCGCTGACCAGGAGGTCCCCGCCTGAGCCCACAGCGGACACCGCCACCCACGTGCGCGTGGCGTCAGACGCGTGCACGCTCACCTGCCGTCCTGCGACCGTGGGCAGCCGGAACGATGGCAGGCCAGTGTGCCTGGCGATCCACGTTCTCACAGCCATTGACCCATCTCCTCCTAGAGGCCGCCGCGGTTCATACGGACTGCCGCGACAATCCGGTCGTCAGCCTCGATGCGCATACGGCCCACCAGCCTGTCGTCCACGTCCCGCACCGTCAGGTCACGGGCCGTGTTCTCCCTCAGTGCCTCGATGAGCTCGTCCATCTTCGACCACTGGCCGGAGGTGAACACGGCCTCGGGCTTGCCGGTCTTGTTGACGACGCTCGTGTGCCCCGGCTGGAGCCACCCGCCGTCGTCGAACTTGAACGACCTTGTCGTCGGCGACCCCCAGATCGGTGCCTCGCGTACCACGGCGCCAGGCTTGGGGGCCTCGACCATCCTCCCGCCACCGGAGGTGATCGCCACGTGGTAGGCCGGGTTGCCCCAGAACAACAAGTTGCCCGCCACACTCTGGTTCGCTGGGCCGCCTGCCATCGCCTGGTAGCCCGCCGCCGTCAGCCGTGGGATCCTCGACCCCATCTGCTGGGCCGCCCAGTAGACCAGGCCGGAGCAGTCCACGCCCGGCGGGATGGACGAGCCGCCCCACACGTACGGCACGCCGATGGCCTTGCGGGCGGCGGCGACGATGCTCGACGCCGCCATCGTCTCGGTCTTGCCCTTCAGCCAGGCACCGAATCCGTCGACCAGCTGGCCCGGCACGGCCCTCGCCGTGTCAGCGAACGCGCCCGACCCCGGAATCTGTGCGACCAGGGCGTCCACAGGCACCCGGATAAGGTGCGTCACCGCGCCGATCGGGTCCTGGATGATCGACGCCACCGCGTCGGCCGCGTCCGACAGCCACTGACCGGCGGCGCTCACGGCCCCGCCGACAGTGCTCTTGACACGCTCCCAGATACCACCGTCAGCGAAGGCGGCCCCCCGCCCCACGTCCCCGCCAGGGATGGGGCGCCCGTACCTGGCGGCCGCGTTCATCGCGGCCACGGCACGAGGCCCGCCCACCGCTCGCGTCCACTCAGGGCGCATGATGGCCTCACCACCGGACAGTGCCAGGGCACCGCCGCCGTCGTGGGACACGAAGTGGTAGACGTCGCGCCCCGGCGTGTAGCCGGGGAGCACGCCGCCGGACGCGTACTCGGCGATAGGCGTCATCGCGGGCAGGGTCAGGGAGAGGCCGACCTTGGAGGCCATGCCCTCGACCAGCTTCTTGATCCCGTCGGTGTAGACGGTGCGGATCAGGAAGTTCACCGGCCGGGCGGCGGCCCCCCTGACTTCGTCCCAGATGGTCTGGACCGCCGTCTTCATCGACTCGAAGGCCGACCTCACCCCGTCGGCGATCTCGCCGGCCTTGTCCCTGACCGACTGGAACACGTCCTTGACGGCCTGGATCGCGGTACTGATCGCCGGGACGAGCGTGCCGCTCATCCAGTCCGACAGGCCGCTGAGCCTCTGCGTGATCCAGTCGACCACCGGGCCGATGATGTTCTCCCACAGCCACGTGAAGATCGCGCCCATGGCCTTGACGGCCACGAGGACGACACCGGCGACGACCTGGATCACGGGCACCAGCACGGCGCTCAGCACGTCGATAGCCGACGAGACGACGCTGATGATCCCCTTGACCAGGGGCACCACGAAGGGAAGCACCGTCGTGACGACGTTCTGGAGCACCGGGATGAGACCGGCGACGAGGCCGGACACGATCGCCGACAGCCTGCCGATCAGGTCGCCGATCTTGGCGCCGATCTCGGCCAGCAGCGGCGCGATCTGCTCGATGGCGTCACGGATCAGCGGCATCACGGCCCTGACCATGCTCACCAGTGGCGGCATGATCGTGCTGATCGCGTCCCGGATCGCCCCGAGCAGGGAGTTCACGAGCGGGGACAGGGCCGCCACGACCGCGTCGACGGCGGACGTGATCACGGGCAGCACGGCCGACGTCAGGTCCGTCAGGGGGCCCAGCAGGGCGGACACGATCTCGCCCAGGCGCACCAGGATGCTGCCCACGAGCGGGGTGAGCGTGTCCAGCAGCGCGCCGAGCGCCTGTGACAGGACCGGCACGATCCGCTCCGCCATGTAGCCCAGGGCGGGCGCTACCAGGTCCAGGGCCAGGCCCAGGCTGTCACCCAGGGCCTTCGCCGTGTCACCGATTGCGACCGTCAGGGTCTCCAGGGCGCTCCTGACGCCCGGGGAGCCCAGGGCGTCCACGAGAGCGCCACCGAGGTTGCCCACGGCCTCGCGCAGCACCTCGGACTTGGCCCACATCGCGGCCAGCGACCCGATCAGCAGGCCCACCGGGCCGGTCAGACCGAGCAGGGAGGACCCGAAAGGCAGCATCCCCGCGACCACGGTCGACAGGCCACCGGCCACCAGGCCGAGCACGGGCAGCAGGCCGGACAGGTCGGCGCCGATCTTGTCGACCCCGCCCTCCTTCATCCTCGTGACGGCCTCGCCGATCTTCTCGCCGAGGCCGACGATCCCGGACGTGGCCTGGTTGATCCTGTCTGCGATCGCGTCGACGCCGATCGCCTCCAGCACCGAGGCGATCGCCTTGACGATGCGGGTCTTGACCAGGGACAAGGAGGTCCCAATGCCCTTCGTCGCTGTCTTGGCCTGCTCAGCGAACGAGGCCATGCCGTCCGCGCCGTTGTCGTTGAGCTCGAGCAGCTTGGCGTTGAAGTCCTCGAACGAGACCGTCCCCGCCTGCATCGCGTCGTACAGCGCGGCCGTGTTGGCGGTCGGCCCCACGAGAGCCTTCGCGAGCACGTCCATCTGGCCCGGCATGGCCATCACCATTGACCGCCAGCCCATCATGTCGACCTTGCCGTTGGCCAGCATCTGCCGGTACTGCTCCATGGCGTTCTCGGCCAGCGTCGTCGACGCGCCACCGGCCAGCAGGGCGTTGTTCAGGGCCAGGGCGACGTCGGTGGCCTTACCGAGGTCACCGGTCAGGGGGGCCAGGCCCTTGGCCGTGCTCACCAGCGCGTCGGTGGAGGTGGGCAGGCCGTCCAGGGCCTGGCTGATACGGTCGACCTGCTTGCGGGCGTCGTCGGCGCTGTAGCCGATGTTCGCCATGACCTTCGGGAAGCTGTTCAGCAGGTCGGCGCGGGCGATCGCCCCACCCATGTTCGCCGTGATCACAGCACCCAGGCCGGCCAGCGCCGCCGTCGCAGCCTTCACGCCGAAGCCGATGCCGCCGGAGATGGCGCTGCCCACGGCGGACGCGCTGGATGCCGCGATGTTGACCACGCCAGCCATGCCGCGCCCCACGGCGGACCCCACTGACGACATGGCGGAGGCGACCCCGCCGCCGAGCCGGGCGAAGCCGCCACTGATCTTTGAGAAGACAGGGGACCAGGACTGAGCGGCCAGCCCGGCGGACTGCGCGATCGTCGCCCCGGTAGCACGCAGGTTGGTCCCGATCGTGCTCATCGCCTTCGAGAAGGGCGTGGACAGTCGGGTCTGGAACTGCTTGCCCGCCCAGTCCGTGGCCTTGCCGAGCTGCTTGCCCGCCCAGTCCGTGGCGTTGCCGAGCTGATGCCTCACCGCCACACCGGCGGCGGACGCGGCCAGCCCCACCCCACCCAGGTGCTTCGTCAGCGGGGCGACCGCCTTCGCCCCAAGGTCCTTGACCCCCTGGGCGATGCCGCCGGTCACCCACGTGACCTCACGGCGCACCGCCGCCATGGTCGAGCGCACCGGGTCAGCCACGTTGCGCGTCCACATCTGACGCACCGGCCTGGTCATCTCAGCCCACCGGCCCGACACGTAGTCCCCGGACTGCTTGACCAGCTCCCGCACGCCCGACATGCCGTCGGCGACCGTCTTGCGCAGCGCCGCCATGTTCTTCGCGCTCTCGGGCGCGATCTTCTTAAGCGTGCCCGCCCACGTCCTGCTGATCTCCTCGGCGGCCTGTCCGCCGAGGATCCGCATGTCCTTGAAGGCGGCCCCTACCGCCTGCGTCGCCTTGGCCGCGTTCCCGGCGGCCGTCCTCAGGGACGACAGGCCAGACACGGCAGCCTTGGAGGCCTTGGCCACGGCAGCCGGGACCTGACGCGTCGAGCTGATCGCCTTGGCGATACCGTCGACGACCTGGTCGCCCAGGTCGGCCGTTGCCTTCCGGGTCCGCGACGACCTCGCTGCCTTGCTGACCGCCTGCCCGATCGCCTCAGGTGCCCCGCGCAGGGACGGGACGAGCGAGACGTACACGGTCGCGAGCTCGATACCAGCCTCAGCCATCACTGCCTCCCGCCCCTGCGTGGGGGCTCAGTGTCGAGTTGTGCTCTCCCGCCCGGCACGGCGCACGCGCGCCGCCTTGCGCCGGGTCTTTGCTACGAGTGCCTGCTCGGCCTCCCACCAGCCCTCAGGCGGCGGAGAGGGCTCAGGCAGCGGCCCGTGAGCCTTCTTGGTGAAAAGGTCCCGTACCGACAGGACCCCTGCCAGGACCTGGTAGCCGACCTCACGCACGGCCCTCTCCTCAGGGCTCCAGGCCATGTCGCCGCCGTGCCGACGGAACAGGCCCGCCCCCGGGGGCAGGCCTCGGACAAGCACCAGCGCGCGACGCATAGACAGCCGGCCGCGCCACAGGTCGGTCAGGTCCACCCCGTAGTAGCGCTGAAGGTCGGCCTCGATGATCTCCCCGTGCTCAGCCAGGAGCGCGGGGAGGTCCGTCAGTTTCCCGCGCCGAGCGCCCCCATGAGGTCGCTCGCCATCTCGACCACGGCAGACAGTCGAATCCGGCCCTCTTCGTCGCGGCACGTCTCGATCAGCCGCTGACGGTCCGCGTCGTCGGGGACGAGCACCTCCAGGATCGGGTCGGGCAGCCCCTTGGTCAGCATGGTGACGGCCTCGTAGTCGTCCAGGTCGTCGGCCCGGACGGACACCTCCACGCCACGGAAGGACGCGGTCAGGACGTCGTTGGTGGCCTCAGCCTTGGCCATGTGGTCCTGAGGGGTCTTCGGGTCGGTCTTGCGGGCTGTCGTCTTCGCGGTTGCCATGGTTAGCCTTTCATGATGCTGGGACGTGCAACACGCTTGAGGCGTGTCACTGGTGCTGGTACGCTGGTTGTTGAGCGCGGTCGATTCGCTTGCTGGCCCCGCCTGGTCTGCTTCCGGGCGGGGCTTGTTCTTTGCCGTCAGCGCGACTCGGACGTGTAGGCCGGGTCGTCGGTGATGAACACGACGTCAGCGGCGAACGTCCCGGTGATCGCGTAGGCGGTGTCGTCGGTGGCGGAGATCGTCATCTCGTCACGCTCCCCCACCTCGAAGCGCGAGCACGCCCACAGGTAGGAGTGCCCGTTGGCGTAGGCCCGGATCACGATCGCGAAGGCGTCCACGTCGCGCGCGTTGGACAGCGTCGCGGTCGTCACCCCGGAGGCGGTCTTGATGTTCTTGACGTCCCACTGGAGGGCAAGGGTCTGGTAGTTGGACTGGAGCGCCGTGAACTTGAAGTCGGTCGAGGAGTCAGTCATCACCGTGCGGTAGACACGGTGACCCTGGTGACCCTTGCGCTTGTCTACCGAGTCCGAGGGGGTGAAGCCCATGCCGTCCTCGTTGAGCCAGCCCACCTCCTTGAAGGCCGGGTCGACCTCGGTCAGTGTCGTGGGCAGGGCCGTGCCCACCGGGGCCAGGGCGACCGAGTCGTCGTCGGAGCCGAACTGCAGGATCTGGTCGGCGTTGAGCATCGCGTAGGTCATGGTCACTTCTCCTTGGAGGTTCTGGGGGTGGTCTTGTCGGTGGTCTCAGGCTCGGCGACGGCGGCCTGCCCGAAGTGGAGCAGGCGGCGCAGCTCGCCGTCGTGCCTCACCTCGGCCTTGTCTCCGATGTCCTTTGCTTTCCCCTCGACCTGGCAGGGGGCGGTGATGATGACTCTCGTCATGGCTTCTCCTGGGATAGTTGGTGCTTGAACTGGACGGTGACCCGGTAGCGGAAGGCCCCTGACACCGCCGGGGGCTGGTAGGACAGGCCCGCCACCTCGCGGCGCGAGACCACCCGGATACCGCCCACGAGTGGAGGCAGGTGGCGCATCACGTGCTCGCGCAGACGCTGAGCCAGCAGGTAGGCCCGCTGCTTGGACGGTGCCCACGCCTCGAACGTGATCACGGGCGAGTCGCTGGACAGGGTCAGGGGGCCGCCGGACCGGTCCAGGTAGACGAAGGAAGCGGGCCGGGGGTTGGGCATCTGCGCGTAGACAGGCGCGTCCACCGCGCCCGCAATCTCAGCCCTCAGCGCGTCCACGAAGTCAGGAAGCCCGCTCATCTGCCCGCCTCGATCGCCTTGACGAGCACGTTCTCCTCGGCCTGGCGCTTGCGGCCAGCCTCGGAGACCGTGCGAATCGTGTTGCCGTACCGGTTGACGCGCCGGTGGCGCCTGCGCGCCTCGACGCCCTCACCGGCAGCGGTGGCCATCCGCGCCCCCCGCGCGTCAATGTCAGCCACCACAGCAGGGTGGTTGAGCACGGCACGCACGCCCTTGGGGTTCATACGCACTGTGCGGCTCACTGCTCAGCCTCCCACCGGCGCACGACCACCATGACGTTCGAGGCCGCCCCCGTCGGAGAGGTGTGGTGCGAGGGCTCCCCGATCACCTCCCAGTCGCGACCCGGGTCGTCGTCGAACCGCAGCCGCGACGACGCCGACACCGGGGCGCCGGGGTTCAGGAACACCGTGCGCGACCCCATGGCCACGTCCAGCGACCCCATGACCTGGTTGCCCAGGTTCGCGCCCTCCCACACGCACGGCACGACCGTGGTAACCGGATCGTCCCAGGACACGACCTCCTGGCCCCACTCGACCGAGCGCGAGGGGTTGAGGATCGTCACCCGCTGCGAAGCGAAAGACGGAAGCATCCCGACCCCTTCCTACGCCCACGACTGGAGCCGGTAGGGAGCCAGGTCCGCCTTGTCCTCCTCGGACAAGGTCATCCCCGACCGCCCCCACCTGATAGACACCTGACCGGCCGACTCCGAGGTCGCCCCCATCGGGGAGGCGCACGCGGCCAGCACCGAGCGTGTCACCACGGCGGCCAGCGCCGGGGCCTCCTTGAAGCCGTGCGTGAGAGTGACCTCCACGCACCTGAACCGGTCAGGGAAGCGCCCGCGGCGCGTCCGGAGCATCCCGGCCTCGGAGAAGTCCCAGCAGCCCCGGTTAAGGGGCCTGCCGTCCACCTTCACCTCGGACACGTCCACCACGTGCCCGGAGGGAAGGTGCAGCGAGGCCGACCCCTCCCCGTCCAGGGTGAGGGTCTGTGTGATCACGGGGGTCACGTGCCACCCGCACCAGGCCAGCACGGCCGCCTCAGCACCCCGGATCAGGGGCTCCAGGCGCGGGTCCTGAGCGGACACCTGCCCGTTGGAGGCGGCGGCGACCGAGTAGACGTCTACCAGCGGACTGTGGCACTGCTCGTCAGCCTCCACGGGCGCTACTCCTTGGCTGTCGGGCGCCGTCTGCGCCCACCAGGGGCGGCGGACGCCTTGTTCTTGGGTGCAGGTGCCGCCTTTGCCTGCACTGGCTCAGCCTTCAGGCGCTCAGCGTCCCGCTCGTCCAGCAGCATGTGGAACCCGTTCACGACGTACTCGCGCACGCGCGCTCACCTACTCTCAGCAGATAGGCCCCACGGCCCCGGCCCATGGCAGTAACCGGGGCCGTGGGGAGTCTCGTCCTGGCTCGTCAGGAGCCCAGGGTGACCTTGACGAAGGCGGCCGGGTAGCGGACCTGGAGGCCCAGGCGCTCACGCACGCGGATGGTGACCCGGTCGTTGATGAAGTCCTCGCCGTGGGAGTTGGTGGACTCCACACGCAGCGCGCCCTTACGGAAGACCTTCGCCGACTTGAACGCACCCACGATCGGCTCGCCGACGTTGGCGGCGTTGGTCACCACCGTGCGAAGCCCCCACGGGCCGGGGTTGGTCAGCATGGTGCCGTTGCCGTAGGCGCCCTGGAAGAACCCGCCCCCGTAGTACTGGCCGTTGGAGTCCTTCGACAGGCGAAGGGCCTCGTAGTCGGCGGGGTTGATCACCAGGGCGTCAGCGGCGAAGTCGGTCGCCCGCGCCACCAGGGTGCTTGCCTTGAAGATGGCGTCTGCCACCGAGTCCTCGCCCTTGGCGTGGACCTGGATGCCGGACCGGTTGAGCAGGCCACGCAGGTTGGGGGCGGTGCCGTCGCCACGAAGCAGCGCGGCCTCCTCCTTGGCCTGGAGGTCGTACAGGGCGGTGCTCTGGATCTCGGAGACGACGTAGGGCAGGTCCTCCGCCATGTCGTCAGAGATCGTGAACCAGCCCGCGACCTCGCTCAGCGCGTCGGTCACCCAGGTCGGGTCGCTGACGTGAAGGCGCGGCTTGGTGGCGGCCTCAGCCACGAAGCCGGTACCGCCCTCCAGGGCCCCGAACACGGGGTAGGAGATGGCGGTGCCGGACACGGTGCCGGACCCCATGAGGTCAGCCACGACCAGGCGCTCACGCTTGGGCATGACGAAGCTGTGGTCGATGTCGGTCAGCAGGTGGCCGAAGGCGCCGGTGCTGCCGCCGGTCACCTGCACGTCAGTAGCGGCCTTGACCTCCATCTGGAAGGTGCCGGGGTCCTTCAGGGAGCGCCCTGCCGCCTTCATGGCAGCCACAAACTGCTCGCCGATCCCGCCCTTAGCCTCCACGGACGGGGGCTCAGGGTCCCTAGGCGTGGACAGGGACGCGATGACGTCACCGGCGGTCTTGACCTTGCCGATGCGCTCGTCCAGGGCCTTGACGGCGTTCACCGCGTCCTCGGCGGCCTTGATCTGCTCGTCGGTCACCGCGTCACCGGCAGCAGTGATGATGTCGTGCGCCTCGCGGGCGGCCTTGACGGCCTCCGCGCGCGCCTGCGTGAGAGAAGCCATGACAGGCCCCCCTTTCTGCCCTCCTAGAGGGCGTTGATCTGTTCAGTGATGCGCGCGACGGCCTCAGCCCGGGACTTCGCGTTACCGCCATCGGCGGCCTCGGCTCGGTCACCGGCGTTGTCGTCGGCTTCCTCCTCCTCGGAGGCAGACTCGGCAGCCAGGAGGGCACGCAGGGCGGCCACCTCCCCGGCAGTCAGGTGCGTCTCGGTGGCCGTCTTGACGTCATCGATCGACGTGTCAGGGTTGGCCCCCAGCGGCACGACAGAGACCTCGTAGAGGGTGACGTCCCTCAGCTCGCGGGCCTTGCGCCCGTCCTCCAGGGTCACCGTGGCGTCCTCGGCGACGTCGAAGGCGAACGACATCTGGGCCACGGCCCCGCGCCTGAGCAGACGGTGCACCTGGGCGGCCTTGGGGTTGTCCAGGTCCAGGGACACCGACACCTTCAGCCCGTGCTCGTCCTCCCTGGCGTCGTCGACGGTGCCGATGAAGGCGAACGGGTCGGACATGTCGTGCGCCCACAGCACGGGAACGGGCTGGCCCTTGGCCTCCCACTCCCTCAGCGTGCGCGCGAACGCGCCCTTGGCCACCACGTCCCCGTAGCAGTCCGGCTCACGCGTCCAGGTGGAGGCGTACCCGGTGAACCGCCCCTCGGTCCCGCTGTCGGCCTTGAAGGCTACGACAACGCTCTTTGTCTCCATGGCACCTTGCCCTCTCTCTTACGGCCTGTGGCCGCGTAGCAGTCACGACCTGGCTTCTTCACGCGGCCCCCGCACCCGGCGACAAGGCGACCGAGCAGTTGCAGCCCGCCACCTCGTCCGCGCCGCCGGAGACGTCGCCGGGCCAGGACAGGCCGTTAGGGAAGTCCTGGCCCGTCCTGACCGTCACACCGTTCATGGCGGCGTGCGACGGGCGCGGGTTGCGGCCCGTGACCCACGTCTTGACCGTCAGGCCAGGCGCGTTCTGCTTCCCCGCCTCGACCACGGCGAAACCAGCCATCGCGGCGACAAAAGCGCTGGCACCAGCGCTGGCGCGCTGAGCCCTGGCGTCCTCGAACACCCGCGCAGCCCCGTCCGGGTCGCCCTCAGCCAGGGCGGCCTCGATCCGTCGCAGCGTGGCGTCGTTGACCCACTTCGCCCGCGCCCTCGTCACGGCACGCAGGTAGGCCAGCACACGCCCCTGGTCCCACCCCGTGTCGGGGTCGAAACCGAGCGCGGCGGTGGCCTCGCGCCCCACCTGCTCCACGCAGGTCGCGGCCAGCGCGTACAGGTCGGCGGCCAGCTCGCGGTCCCACCGTTCCCCGTCCCACCACGCCGGGGACTTGGCACCCAGCGCACGCAGCACGGACCGGCCCTGCCGCTCGAAGTGAGCGGTGAGCACCTCCTGAGCCTTGACCGTCCAACCTCCTTCAAGGTCGGCTGACTTCACCAGCACGCGCGGCGCGCCCTTAGGAGGGGCAGGCGGCGAGTCAGAGGACGCGGAGACGTTCTGCGACCCGCTGTCACGCGGCGACGCCTGACCACCGACCAGCACGTTCAGCGGCGTCACCAGGTCGTCCCCGCCGGGGACGGCGGGAAGGTTCTGGCGCGCCCTGGCCTCGTTACGGGTCAGCCACGGCGCACCCGTGGACGACTGAAGCACCTGCGCCTGCTCCTCGAACGAGCCGCGCAGCTTCTTGGCGACGTTGGCCTCGACGTACAGGCCCCGCCCCGGCTCGATCATCTCAGCCAGCGGCGCGACAGCCTGCTCCCAGGCGTCGATGTACGGGCCCAGGTTGTCCCGGTACAGGGTCTGGCGGAAGGTCGCCATGTTCGAGTAGGTGCCCGCCCGCACCCCAAGGATCTCCGGGGCGACGTGGTAGGCGGAGGCGACCTCCACGTCAGTCAGCCGCCGCGCCTCCAGGTCCCCCAGGTCGGTGGGGCGGAAGTCTCGGTCCTGCCACTTCATGCCCTCGTCCAGCAGTATCGCGCCGCCCGCGCGCCCGCCGTCGCCCGCGAAGACGCGCAGCGACTCAAGGAAGTTGGCGCGCGCCTCCTTCGAGGACCACGGCTCCTCACGCAGCACGACGCCGCTGTGGCGAGCGGCCCGCGCCATGACCTGACGCCGGTAGGCCATCGACTCACGCGCCTCGTCCAGCAGGGCGCGAAGCGTCCGGATCGGGCTCGTGCCCTGCCCTGAGTGGGACGAGTAGCCCACGTCCAGCAGGAAGCCCGCCGGGTCGAGGTCGCGGCTCGTCCCGTCGTCAGCGAGCACGCGCACCGCCTGGACACGGTCGAGCTCGTCGGTCACGAGCACGAAACGGCGTGGGGGGACGCGCACCAGGTAGGGCTCGTCGTCGGGAACGACCATGACGGCCCACCGGTCATGCAGCAGCCCGTCCAGGATCACCCGCTCCCAGAACCGCATAGGCGACAGCCCGCGCACGCGCGAGGGGTCACCTATCAGCCCTGCCAGCGGGCCGCTGCTCACGCGCGGGCGGTCAGTGTCCCCGGCACGCTCGTACACGTGCAGCGGGACCGAGGCCACGTTGGAGGCGATGAAGGACGTCACCTTGCGGATCGAGGGCTGTGACTCCCACGCGTCCCACTCGCCCACGCCCTCAGGCCAGCCGAGCCCGCCAAGGTCAAGGCCAGCCGTCACCCCCGACCACGGCACCGCCTGCGAGGCGGCGCCACGGGCCAGACGACCCAGAGACTGAAAGCGCGTCACTGGCCCACCGCCTGGATCCAGGGCAGCGGGAGGGCGACGATCATGCGCCCGTCCACCTGCGTCCCGTCACTGTCCACGTCAGCGAGCACGAGCCACCTCCGGCGCACCTGCGCCACGGTGCCGCGCACCACGTCGTCCCCCACAGGCACCACGACACGGCTGCCAGCCAGGGAGGCGATCAGACGGTCACGAAGCATCACGAACCCCTCCCGGGTGTCAACGACTGTCAGCACAAGGCCATCGGCCCCGTCTCATAGATCGACGCGGGCGCGGGCGCGTTCGTCACCTGGTCCCACAGCGCCTCCGTGGCCGCCACCAGAGGAGCGGCGTCCTGAGGGCTGTTCTTGCGGTCCCAGTACCACCCGTCGCCGTAGAAGCGCTGCGCCGCCGTGTGGGCGGCCAGGTTCAGCGCCTCCTGGGACCGGTGAGCCAGCGGCCTAGCGCTCGTCTCGCTCTCAGGGTCGGCAGCCATCACCGCGTCATAGAACAGGCCGCAGCCGATCCCCAGCGCCCCACCGACCCACTCGACGACCGTCAGGCCCTCGACCTCACCGAGCGCGGGCACCAGCGCGGCAGCCGGGCAGGCCTTGCCCTGGACCACCACGCGCGCCGGACTGTCCGCGTCCACGAACTCACCGAACCAGGAAGGCACCCACTCCAGCCAGCCCTGGCCGGCACGGGCCGCGACCACCTCAACCTGGTAGCGCCCGTCCTCACGCAGGCCGCAAGCCGCCACGTACGCCGCCGACCGGTCCCACGACACGTCCACCGCGTACGTGATCGGCGCCTCCTCAGGGATCACCCCGCGAGGGTCCGCGCACAGGTCCCACGCCCCGTTAGCGAACGGGCCAGGGGACAGGTTCGCCACCCACTGGCACAGGCACTCGGTGCGGAACACCGCCTCAGGGTCCGTCCCCTCAGCAGCCGCAAGCGTCGCCTCGTCCAGCGTGTAGCCGAGCGACGGGTTGGCCTCGGCCCACCCGCCACGGTCCGAGGTGGCCCGCCCCGGTGCCGCAGAGAACTCGAAGACCCCGATAGACGCGTCCGCCCGCGTCATGCCCTCGTCCTCGCCGTTGACCCCGTCAGGGTCACCCAGCGCGGCGTGGGCCTTCTTGCGCAGGCTCATCAGCACCACCGAGGAGTCGTCGCCCGCGTTGGACAGGCACCATGTCTGCGCCTTCGGGCGGGCCATCGCCGTCTTGGTCACGGCCCCCCACGAGTCCCAGCTCGTGTGCTCGCGCAGCTCGTCCAGCAGCAGCAGGTCCGACGACAGGCCGCGCCCCGCCTTGCGGTTGGACGCCTTGACCTTGTACCGCTCGCCCGTGTCCAGGTCCAGCGACTTCTTGCCGTTGACCTTCACCACGTTCTTGATCTGCGCGTCCAGCTCAGGGATCGACTCGGCGATCTCCACGCACCCGTTCCACAGCTCCTCGGCGATGTCCAGGTCCTGAGCCGTGCCCAGGACCATCTTCGCGCCGAGCACGTACATGGCCCACAGGGCCAGCACCTGCGCGAGCGTCGACTTGCCGTTCTGCCTGGCCACCAGCAGCACCACGGTACGGAAGCGGAACCGCGTCCCCGCCTCGTTGAGCTCCAGCGCCCGGACAAGCGTCTCCTGCTGCCACGGCAACAGCGGAATACCTAGGACGTCGTGGGAGAACTCGATGACGGAGAAGCCCGCCGACGTCTCAGGGGTCAGGTCGCGAAGCGGCGGCGTGCACACCCTGGGAGTCCGGCGCCCGAAGCGCCCGGCACCCTCCACGCGGTGAGGGCACTCCGCCTCAGCCCGCGCCATGAACTCCTCGAAGAAGGGAACTTCCCTAGACGGCTCGGAGCGTCGCCGTCCCCTTGCGGAGCGTGTCGAGCCTGCCATTACCCGCCTTCTTCTCCTTCTTCTCCCACGCCGCCCTCGTCTCCGGGGTCAGCCCCAGGGCGGCCGCCGTCTTCAGGAAGAGCGACTCGGTGACGTTGTCGAAGCGCCCCGCCACCACAGGGAACTCGGGGTCGTCCAACCTGTGGGCCAGGCGGCGCAGCAGCTCGACCCCGGCCTCGTCGGCACCGGTCAGCCAGTCCGCCGCCTTGATGGCGTCATCGACGTACTCGGTCATAGTCCGGGCGAAAGGCTCCGGCATTTCTATGCGCCTCTCTGTGTATTCGCGCGCACGCGCGCGCGACCCCCCTCGACCCTCGGGGAGGGGGAGGCCACTGCCCGCCCCCCACCTGGCCGCCCATAGGCCGAGCGTTCCTTGAACGCCCCTACCTATAGGTGGTGCTTACCTTGGGTTCGTGTCGCCTGTTCGTGGCGGTTAACGTCGTCTCCCCCACGCTCGCGACTGGTTCCCGATGCTTGGCAGCGCGGCGGCCTGCGTTCCCTTCGACCTGTTGCACGACTGGTGCGTGACGCGGCAGTTGGCGGGATCGAGTCGCAGCGCGGGGAAGTCGCGCCAGGGCTTGATGTGGTCGACGCTTGGGGCGTCGTCGGAGTTGGGGTCGCGCGCGTCCCAGTCGATGGGCTGGCCGCAGATGCCGCAGGGGAGGTGCTGCGTGCGCCATCGCGTGCGTACTTGTGCGGCGACGCGTCGCCATCTTCTGTCGTCGCGTCGGGTGACCATGGTCTGTGTGCCTCCAGCGCTTGACCTAACAGGCACGTAACCTGTATAGTTCTTCTTGTCGGAAGGAGTTCCGGCCCGGCAGCCAGCCGGAAGAACTACACAGAGGAGGCAGGATGTCCACGCAGGACGTCTCGTCCGTGGTCAGC